GCCCGAGGCGTGGAGAACTGCACCCCTGCCTGCCTGCTCCGGTTTCTACCCCTGGCGCAGGAGTGGTCAGCAGTCTCGAAAAGGCGCTATTCACAGGTGTGTCCGGCGGCGCATGTGCCACCTATCGACAGGTGGTACTACGCCGTGGGGCGAACTAGGTCGGAACTTGCCGCCCTTGGGCGGCTTGTGTATGACGCCGGGAACCTTACGTTTTCCTACGACGTGAGTAACTGGGACGCGTCTATACACGTTTCGATGATGGCGGAACTCTACCGACAACTTGCGGAGAAGTGTGTCGAGCCCAAGAGGGCCGCTGAATTCTTCGAGCAGTTGATGAGACACGACACGACCGTAAGGCTCCATGGGCGTGCCGTTTCCAATTTCCGATGTCTGGGCAAGGTGAAAACCGGCAGCCCGTTGACCTCAGTCGGAAACACTTGGATCCACAGACTCATCATGTTCAGTGTCCTACAGGCGAAAGGACTCATGGACAAGCTCGTTGTGTTCGCCAATTGCAGTGACGATGGATTGTTGATCCTTCGCCGCACGGCCACCAGTGACATGGACGTAGCGGCGGTGGTCCAGGGTTTCCGCGCCCTGGGCCTGGAGATTTCTGGGTCAACAGAGGGCGGTCCCCATGCCGACTTTTTGTCTTCCAGGTGGTACCCGGCCGAGGTCGAAGGAAAAGAGGACTACGTGTTCGTGCCGAAGTTTGGTCGTTGTGTGTTTAAGTTGGGCTATAGTCTTGATTGCCCGCTGGCACACGTGGACGGCCGATGGCTGGCTTCGATTCGTAGTGCCATGGAAGACAATATAGGCTGCCCCGTCCTGAGCCAAGTGTTGCCCCGTCTTGAAACGGAGATGCTGACCCGTCGAGTCCGCGTTATCCGTGACCCTAGGGACGAGGCTGAGCGCGAGTATAAACCCACCCCCGACCTGCGGGGGGTGCGCCCCACTGCCGCGACGGACGCGGCTTGGGCGGAGGTTTATGGCATTGCGGCAGCTGATGCCAGATTCGCGCTAGCGACCGCCAGTCAAGCGACCACGCTTGACTTGCCCTGGGTACGCAGATGTGTTGAAATCGATTATGGGAAAAGCGCCACACCACTTTTTCCCGATTCGGTTCTCGCCAACCCCCCTGAACTTAAGGATGCGTACAAGGACCCGTCTGAGCTCGCCGAGGATGTCGTGCGAGTTGCCAAATTGGCTCTCAAAAGTGTGTGCCGCGTGTTCACCAGTGGGCAACAGCCACTGGCACATGTGCGCCTCGAAGAGGGCGAAGAGGAGAAGAAAAACGGGCCTGATCTTGAGGCAAATCGCTTAGCAGATGGACCGCGAGTTACGCGCCGGGGGTGGTTCCACCCACTACGCGGCGTGTGTGCAGCGGTCCTGGTGGT